CTAAACCACCATCATCTGGATTCAATCTAAACCCATAAAAGGTTTTATTTGCAAGGTCTAATCCTTCAGGATAACCATCTGCGCCTTCTATTCCAGCCATTCGTTATACTCCAGATAATAGTGATAAGACTACATCAACCGACGCGTCAATACCGCTTTTTACACTAATCGTGTTTCCTGTTACAAGAACAATCTTATTACCTTTCATTACTTCTTCATTAAATCCATTTTCTATTCGATAATTCTTGCGAATATAATAGTCATTAGTACCGTCATTATAGATTATATCAACTGGCGTAATTGTATTGAGAGTGTTGGCAACATTACAACCAATAAGTACGGTTGTTTCTGTAGCAGTATAAACTGTTACAGGAGTTGTTCCAACATCTTTCGCCGAAGCTGTAATAAATGATGACACGTTTTATTTCCTATTAGTACTACTATTTATACGTTTTAATTATTTTAGCCTAACGCTATTGCATATAATATGGCATCGTTTGTTACAACAGCTTTGACATGGGAGGTTGAGGCAATACGAGTGCTAATATCACTAAGGGCTGGATTGTCTACAGTTGGATTACCCGGAAGATATGCATTTTCCAAGTTATCTTGTTCAACTGTATCAGTACCACCTTTAAGTAGGCCTGCTAGTTCTCTTGCTCTGCTCATATTAACCCCACGTTTATATCTTTATTTATATTCAATTGAATGCAGAATTAAACTATTCTTACTTTATAGTTACCGGCGTTTAGCGCTGTGACTCTTACCTTGTCCTGAGCAGGAATATCAAAGTCATAGTCAGTTCCTAAGACCGCACCTTTGTTCAACACGTTAGCATCGTAGTTGATTGCTACGCCGTCTGACGAAGGCACTGTAGTTCCTGATGTCATGTTGAAGATTATCGCTAGATCAAGATCGTTACCCAAAGCTATGTGGTTCGGGTCTGTTACTGCGTCTAGTTGAGTCTTGTCCATTTGGTTTGTGTAGCTTGTTGAACCTATTGTATATTCGTATACGTTATCTCCCGTAATTCCAACAACGAACATTTTAGAGCCGTTAGGACTAAAAGCTATTCCTGTTGGATAATTATCTTGTGAAGCTACTGAAAAATTCTGAGAATAAGATGCTGTAGAGACATCAAAGCCTGTAGACAAAGTATATTCGTTTACGTCATCACCATTATTTCCAAGAATAAACATCTTAGTGCCATCATTATTAAATGCTATTCCCGAAGGGCTTATCTCTTGTGCTGCTACAGAAAAGTTTTGAGAATAAGATGCTGTCGATATGTCAAACCCAGTTGATAGCGTATATTCGTTTACGTCATCTCCATTACCACCAAGAATAAACATCTTAGTTCCATCTGTGTTAAATGCTATTGCATTTGGAACTGCCTCTTGAGATGCTACTGAAAAGCTCTGAGAATAAGTAGAGGTAGAAACATCAAAACCTGTAGATAATGTATATTCATATACCGCATCAGTTGCAGCTCCAACAACAAACATTTTTGTTCCGTCAAGATTAAACGCCATTCCTAGTGCGCCTGAGTCTTGACCAGATACAGAAAAGCTATCCACAAAAGATGCTGTTGATACGTCAAATGCAGTTGATAACGTATATTCGTTAATATCATCTCCTGCATTACCGACAATAAACATTTTGTTGCCGTTAGTACTAAACGCTATATCTTGAGGCTCTATATCTTGTGAAGCTACTGAAAAGCTCTGAGAATATGATGCAATAGAAATATTAAACGCATTAGTAACACTAAGAGCACCTTCCATAGCCTCAGCCAACGTAGCTAACTCTGTGTTAGTCGTGCCGTTAGTCCAAGTCTCTGAAGCATATGTGCCGTTAGAGTTGTACTGCCAAGTACCACCGTTGTTCCTGACAATATCTCTCTCGCCTTCTCCATTCTTAATAACAGTCCACGTTGTTCTGTCGTCTGTAGAGATAGCGTAGTAGACGTTACCGTCACCTGCGGCTTGGTCTGCTGTCATCGAGTTGATGTCAGTCCAGTAGGTAGAGTCTATTGAGGTTGTGGTGTGTACTGGTTGGTAGCCTGTTGGCGCATAAAACTCGCTTGTAGAGTATTGATATACACTATCAGTTTGATTGCCAAGAATGTACATCTTAGCCCCATCGCTACTAAAAGCCATTGATCTTGGCGAAGTATCTTGCGCTGCTACGCTAAATGAAGTTCCGGAAAAAGAAGCAGTAGAAAGATCAAAACCTGTTGATAAATTATATTGATTTACTTTATCTCCACCAATACCAACAATAAAAAGTTTTGTTCCATCAGAATTAAATGCAATTCCTTCAGGAGCGTTTTCTTCAGATACAACATCAAGAGATTGACTTGTATAAGAAAGAGTAGTTACGTCAAATGCTGTAGACAGTGAATATTCAAAAATCTTTTTAGTTGCTTCACCAACAACAAACAGTTTTGTTCCGTCATTATTAAACGCTAAATCAAAAGGCTTAGAATCTTGACTTGCTACTGACGTACTAGCAGTAAAAGAGGCTGAAGAACTATCAAAAGCTGTTGATAATGCGTACTCTGTGACGTTGTCAGAGGCTTCTCCTATGATAAACATTTTTGTGCCGTTATTATTAAATGCTATACCTTCAGGAGTACTTTCTTGCGAATTTACTGAAAAGGTATTTACAAAAGAAGCGGTTGATACGTTCCAAGCTTGCGAAAGAGTATATTGATTTACATCATGCCCTGAGTTTCCTATGATGAACATTTTAGTGCCGTCATTATTGAAGGTTATTCCGCTTGGACTGCCTTCTTGAGTGCTAACACTAAAATTAATCGAGTCGTAACTAGCCAATAACAAATCATAGCCATTAAAATAACTACTTAACTCCAAATCCCCATCCACAGCATTATAGGCAACACCATACATACCCCAGTCACCGGAGGCTACTTGGTCATATGATGTAGGCGCAGTAGTCTCTGCATAAGAGCCGTCTGTGGCTGTTAAGACAAACACACCTGAGTTAGCTTCGATGGTCTTGCCTACGTCTGCTGAGGCGAATGAGCCTGTGCCGAGTACTAAGGATCTATCAGGAGTTAAATTGTATTCATTAACATCATCTCCGGTAGAACCAACGATAAACATTTTAGTTCCGTCGGAGCTAAACGCTATTGCTTGTGAGTCTATTTCTTGCGCTGCTATGCTAAATGAAGTTCCGGAAAAAGAAGCAGTAGAAAGATCAAAACCTGTAGATAACGTATACTCGTTTACTGCATCTGAAGCAGACCCAACAACAAACATCTTTGTACCGTCAGTGTTAAATGCTATTCCTCTTGGTTCTGTTTCTTGTGAGTTGACTGAAAAGTTTTGCGAATAAGATGCTGTAGAAACATCAAATCCTGTAGACAATGTATATTCATTAACATCATCTCCATCATAACCAACTATAAACATTTTTGTACCGTCAGAGTTAAAGGCTAAACCCCACGGATTTCCGTCTTGCGCGGATACTGAAAAACTATCTACAAAAGAAGCTGTTGATACGTCAAATCCTGTAGATAGCGTATATTCGTTTACGTCTTCTGCGTCTCTACCAACAATAAACATTTTTGTGCCATCAGTATTAAATGCTATTCCTGTTAAAGATCCATCTTGAGATGATACTGAAAAGTTTTGTGAGTAAGTTGCAGTGCTTACATCAAATCCAGTCGATAATGTATATTCATTTACATCAGCTCCTACATTGCCTACAATAAACATTTTAGTTCCATCATTGTTGAAGGCCATTCCATATGGGCCTGTTTCTTGAGCTGCCACGCTAAAACTATCTACAAACGATGCAGTAGAAAGGGTAAAGCCAATTGCTTCAAAATCCAACGTAGTATCATAAGCACTATCCAACCTTGTGTAATTCTCTGTAGTAGAATTAACATCCCAAGAGTTGTTAGTCGATCCTGTCTGTGGAATTTCTTTAGTCACAGAAACTACTGGACAACCTGAAGTTATTGGTTCAGATAATGTAAGTTGATAGGATTCATTTTCTAAAAACGTTTTAGATAGTGTAGCTTTTGTTGGATCAGGATTTATTGCTCCGACTGCAGTATCAACATACGTTTCAGTTGCATATCCAGTTAGTGAAGGAATCGCTGGAGTATCAGTCAATGACGTATATGAACCATCAAATAATGTTGGAGTATTCGTTAAGCTATTATAGTCACCATCAAAGTGAGTCAATAGTTGTGTAGTGTCAGTTAGTTCTGATACGTCGACAGGAATTGTAGGTAAATCAGATAGATCATTATAGCTACCAGTTGTAGCAACTGTAGATAAACTATCTGAATTACTCGTAATTTGCGTTTGTATATTAGAGGTAACACCGTCAAGGAAGTTAATGACCTCAGCGCTATCGGCTAAATCCCGTGTCTTACTCATCTCTTAATCCTGTGTTATGGCTTTACAGGCCAAGTTACTTCGTGGGGAAATCCATCTTGCGTAGTAATATCTCTTAGCGCTTGTCGATATGCAGCCATCTCAGCTGACATAGTAACATCAGAAAGTGCGGTCCAATCAGTTTCTTTTAATAGTATATTTCTAATTGATCTA